CAAGAGCTGCTCTCAATATGACCGTGTTGGATATAGCACTTATGGAGATAGAACATCACCGAGCAACAGCATCACGCAGATTTATGGTTCTACAACAGACACTACTTGTGATTTCAAGAGCGGAGCAGTACTTAAGAAATTGAATTGGCACGATCTCCTCGGCACAACTTTGACTTTAGAACTTGCCGGATCTCAAACAAATGCTGGATTCACAACAATGACTATTGGTAGTGCTTCATTTAGTCGATCGAGCGCAACCCACGCCAGCGCAACTAACACCAGACTTAATGCAACTACCACCACATGGACTTGGAGTGTAGCCACCAATCCACTGCCACCTAACACTACCCGTACTGTTACCTTCACATAAAAAGAGATTATTATGTTTATTGTAGAAAAATTGACTGAATTTCCCAATGATATTTTTGAAGAGCTGTACATTTCATCTCTACCGTATCTTATGGAAGCGTTGTCCATAGAAGAAGCTCCGGATTCCACACCAGATGACCCTAAAGTTTTATTGAGACTTGAATTTGATAGAACTGTCGACTTGAAGGCATTTCTTGAATTTATGATGAAGGGGCAATCAAAATATATTGTCATAAGAAATTCTGCCGAAAACAGAATACAAACATTAATGTCAGGAGAGATAAATTCTGAAGGAACACTATATTCTCCATATAATTTACACAACAGCGACCCATCAGGAAGTAGGGCATACTTATACAAAAGCCGCTCGATAACCTCTCGGGATTTACAGGCGGCATTTAATTTGGCGGAGATCAGTAACGTCAGAGTTTGCAGTACTTCTGACGCTCAAGCCAATCATGCTCTCGCTACTGGTTGGATAGAAGATACCGCTCCGGATGAAACTGAAAAGAGAACATTCAGAACACCTTGGGGTTGGGAATAACCTTTAATGGTCGTAGATAGGTAGATTTGTTGTTTCGGGATCTATCAGTTTAGGAACGCAGTAAGTGGTGACGCTCGAACCTTTCCCTTGATATCGCATAGTTCGCTCTTTCCCATGCTTAATAGCATAAGCATACTTCTGGCAAATATGGATGCTTCTGAATTGCATATCTTGACTTTGTAGTTCACCATTGAGTAGCACTGTCAGAACAAAGACGTGTATCATGATGGCCAGTTGATGTATATGAAAAATATAATCAAATATAATCCATATGCCATTGTTCCTATTAATGCGCCATTGATTACAGTTTCGATGAGTGCCTTTCTTTTTCTCTCCTGGGCATATACGGTCTTTTCTCTCTGTGCGCGAATCTTCCTGCGCAACTCGACAAGTTCCTGATAACCGTTTGGACCATATGTATAGGTAAGAAGTGTTCTTAATTCGTTTTCTTGATGCTTGATCTTCTTATTGTGGATGTAGAGGTTCATCGCCTCTTCTTCGACAGATGCGCCTGTGAACAGCTTTTTGAACAGGGGCGGATTTTCTGCTTGTTTCTTGGCTTCGTTGAAGTCAGCAACTGCGCTATACCACTTTCCGATCTGGCCGAATGTATCTTCAATATCCTTTCCGGCAGCTACCATTTTGTTTATGGTATTGAATGCCGTGGTCGCCATTGTTACTGCAGAAATCGGGTCTATCATAGAAATCGCCCTTATTTATTGTTATTATTATTACTCATATTTATAAAATAGAAGGTTCTTATAGCTAAATGATATAAAAAAAGATGAAAAAAGGCTTTACAATCGCGAAAAAAGGGAGTAGAATACCCGTATTAAATAGATAAAGAGAGATGAGTTATGAAATTAGTTATTCAAACCCAAATCCGCGAAAACTATGGCTCTCATGACTGGGATGGTACTGGGGAATGCCCACAGTACTGGAAGGACAAGGGCGGTAGCACCTATATCGTTGAGGGTGTGAGTATCGAAAATGCTCAGTCCGAGGAGTACTATGATGCCCTGTTTGATCTCATATCCGAGAGCAACGACTATGCCCAAGAATATGTTCTTGGTTCTGATCTCGTTGATGATAGAGGCTTCATGGAGTCTGACGTCTGTGAACACTGGGAACGCCCAGTGTACATCAAGGCTGAGGGTGACAAGTTTGTTGCTACTCAAGAACATTATATGGAAGGGTATCCCGCCCGAACTTGGGAACTAGGAGAAGCATCATAGGTTGGTGTGATCGAGAATACCATTATAAGTTTGACGAATACCGACTATAAGCTAAATAAATTAGCCTTTTCCCCTGACATGGGGTATAATACTTGTATTGAATTGATTGAGGTGCTTTATGCCATTTGCTTGTTCTTCTACTTACCACGATATCGGTGACGGTTCTATACTCGGTTTCTTTAACGAGAAAGAATATGGCCATGCTTTTGAGTTCTCTGTGAATACTGACTCTATGGTGTTTTGCGAGGACTTTATCCACAAGATTTGGGTTGGCGATGGCTACCGTTATGGTACTGTTAAAAAGACTGTGGCTTATGTCTGTGTAGATGAAGACCAGTTCGGGCTTCCTGTTGTCGAGAAATGGGAAATTAAGAATCACAAATTGTATGAGGTATCTGCTTAATGTATCATATTGAAGGTCGTCATGCCAAGAAAGAGATTGTTGAGCAGTACGTTGTTGCTCTGATGAAAGCATTGAAGATTAACCGATTTACATCGAGGATAGTTATAATACAGTTCAAAAATATCCTTGATGGTGAGGCTCAAGGTCTTTGTCAGGGTGATAAGGAAGCTGCTCTTATTCAGATCGGCAAGTCTGGCCAATCATTCATGATGCAGATGCAAGCACTTGCTCATGAGATGGTTCATGCTAAGCAGTTCTTGCGCGGTGAGTTGACAGGTGAAGGTGGCTTCGCTTGGAAAGGTCGCAAGGCTGATGGTTATGACTACGAAAACCAACCTTGGGAAAAAGAAGCGTATCGCCTTGAGCGAGAGTTGTTTCTTGATTGTTTCCCTTTCCAACTATTAGATTAAGAGGTATTTAATGAAAAATGATGAATTGAACAAAGGGTTAGAATCCCTAGAAGAAAAGGTTGATGTCCTTATCGCGAAAGCAAATAATACGAAAAAGGTCATTGATGATCTTGACTATCTGGATTCTTCTAATCAGGAAAATGATATAGTGATGATAAGAATGAATGCTGCTTTTGACAGACTTGATGCTTCTCGCGCTAGAGTAGAGCGATCTCTAACTGGTCTGTATGTCCTGATCGTTGGAACCTTTATCCTTGATTTGGTGTCTAATCTTGTTTGATCGTCAACCTATAGTTTGGTATATCAAGTGGGCAGCAACGATAATGATCTTGGTGTCCGTTTGTTTCCGCATCGCTGGAGTTGAGTATCATATGTTGGATATGATCTTCGGCACTCTCGGAACCTTGTTTTGGTTGTGGGTTTCTATCATCTGGAAAGACAGGGCATTGATCATCTTGAACGTGGTTTTGTTCATGCTACTTTTTAGTGGAATATTGAAAAATATTGCTTAAAAGCCTTTCTTTCCTGTCTGTTTTATAGTATAATATAGTTTGATTTGTTAACAAGGTAATGAGATGTCTCTTCACGAAAATGTAATACTGACCGATATTGACGGTGTCGTCTTAAATTGGTTTCCAGCGTTCAATAACTGGATGCAAGATAATGGGTATAAATTGATTGATACAAAGGGTTATGACATAAGTAATGCATACGGCATACCCAAATCTGAAGGTAAGAAGATGGTGCGCTTCTTTAATGAAAGTGCCCATATGGCATATCTAACACCTTTCCGTGACGCTCTTCAATATATGAAGAAAATACATGAAGAAAAGGGATACGTGTTCCACGCTATCACTAGCCAGTCCTCAAACTATAATGCTCAGAAACTGCGGATTATGAATCTACAGAGGTTGTTCGGTGAGTCTCTATTTGATAAGTTCATTATCTTAGATTGTGGGGCTGACAAGAATGAGGCTCTGGAAGAATATCGCGGCACTGACTGTTTGTGGGTTGAAGATAAGATTGAGAATGCTTTGGTCGGGCAAGAGTTGGGGCTTGACAGCATCTTGATGGAACATAGGCATAATAGGCACTGCGATAAAATACCATTGTTCCGCAACTGGAAAGAAATCTACGAGATCGTTTGATGAAATTTTATACACATGTACACGTTCGTGGTGATCACGTAAATGTCCGCGGATACAAGAACGGTGAGCGATTCGTCCACAAGGTTGAATACAATCCGACTTTGTATGTTCCCAGCCGAAAGGAGTCCGATTATCAAACTCTAGAAGGCGACTACGTTGAACCAGTAGAAATGGGTAGCATCAGAGAAGCTAAGATGTTTTCTCAGAAGTATGAGGGCATTGACAACTTTAAAATATATGGCTCAAGTAAATGGGCATATGTATACTTGAACGAGAACTTCGGTAAGGACTACGATGTAGAACATATCCAAGTGGCCAATATTGATATTGAGGTCGCGTCCGAAGATGGCTTCCCATCCCCAGAACTAGCTAACCAACCTGTCACTGCTATTTGTGTTTCGTACAATGACAAAGGTCGGAAACGCTATCATGTTCTGGGGGTGGGCGAGTATACGAAAAGCCGCGATGATGTGACTTATATCGACTGTGAAGACGAGATGAGATTGCTCTCTGTATTCCTAAACTTCTGGACTCGACTTGACCCTGACATCGTGACAGGTTGGAACATTGAAGGTTTTGATATCCCATACCTTGTCAACAGAATCACTAAATTACTCGGCGAGAAGGAGTGCAGACGACTCTCTCCCTTCGGTTGGATCAAGACTAAGGAGATAACCAAGTTCAATCGTACTGAAACTTTGTACAGCCTAACTGGTATCGCTACTCTTGACTACCTCCAGCTGTATAAGAAGTTCACGTATTCTCAGCAAGAATCATACAGGTTGGATCACATTGCCTATGTGGAGCTTGGCGAGAGGAAGTTGGATTACTCTGAGGTTGAGAACCTACATCAACTCTACAAGCTAGATTATCAGAAGTTCATCGACTATAACATAAAAGACGTTGAGCTGATCGACAATCTTGAAGGGAAGATGAAGTTGATTGAGATGGCTTTGGCTATTGCTTATGACGCCAAAGTAAATTATAATGATGTATTTGGTCAGGTTGGTATGTGGGACACTCTGATCCACAACTATCTGATGAGCAAGGGTGTTGTGATCCCGCCTATGTCAAATACACATAAAGCAACGCAGTTTGCTGGCGGTTATGTGAAAGATCCGCAAGTAGGTATGCATAATTGGG